ATAATTTATAAGTTCCATCTACAGGTAAAGTAAATTTAGCTGTAATACTTGTTGCAGATGAAAATGATACTTCATCAGCTACAACAGTTGCTCCTGTAGAGCTATTGATAGCTGTAACTAAAGGTGTTGATACAAAATTAGTTCCTGCTATTGTACAAGTAGTCTGTGTGTTTTCAATTGTTGATGGTGTAATAGAACTAAATGTTGGTCTTGTTTCTGTAACTAAAGTAATAGATCCACCAAGAGCTACTGGTGTACCATTAATTGTAATTTGTCCAGAACCTGTAAGGGCTGAGTTTGCAATGTTCTGTGTACCAGCAAATGTTGCACCTGAAGGAATAGTAATAGTATCACCACTATCTCCTAGCTGTACGTTTGTTCCTGATCTTGGACTTATCTTATTTACTTTTACTTCACTCATATTAATATTGTAACGAAACCCCCCGTATTCTTGCTTCCTTACTTCCAGCGCTCTGATTAGCAAATTCTATCTTGTATTTTAATTGTGTACCTGCTGTTACACTCAGGTCATTAACTTTCGCCATCTTAATACCAGTAGCAAAATCTGGTAAAGCTGTAAGTGTAGCTGTTGAATAGTTGCTACCATTATCAGCAGAAAGTTTTAAAATTATATCTGTGTTTAATGCGTTAGTCCCTGCTTGGTCTTGATAAGTAATTACTGCACCCATCTTATTTGTAGATGATGCTGTAATTGCATTACCCTCAAATGAACCAGTTGCAGATACAGTTTCTATATTTACTGGAAATGATGCACTAGGCACTGTATAAGTAGCACCACTATATCTTGCATTATTTGAAATTCTTATTTCAGAGGTATAAACAAAATCACAGTAACCAGTACTATCTGATCCATGTCTTTGATTAAAAGCTAAAACACCGGTTCTTGCACTATTATAATTACAAGCAGATGCGTAAGATGATGTAGTTCGTTTTCTATTGCCATTAATATAAATAGACATTGTACCACTTTCTTTTACATAAGCCCAATGTATCCAAGTATTTTGAGGAGTAAAAAAACCAGAAGTTTCTAAATCAGTAGTATAATCGTATTCTGCATGTATCGCCTGTCCTAAATAAGCATTATTACCATCTCTAAAAGCTAAAGAAAGTCTATCGTAGTTATTTGTTCCTTCCCAATCTATTATATATTGGTGATTAGAGCCATCACTTCCAAATCTTCTTGCCCAACTTTCTATTGTAAAATCATTTGTACCAAAATCGTATGCAGAAGTTGGATTAATTTTCCAACCACCATCATCATTATTTGCAGCTGTAAATGACATACCACCAGAAAAAGGAGCAAGAGATTGTAAATTATTTCCACCTAAGCTAGTATTTACTTTTGCTAAAGTTGCACTATCACCAGATACAGAAGAACTAACAGAAGTTGTTGATGAACTATGGTCTGTGGTGTTTGGTCTAAATATAGATATAGCATTAGGGTCAGCACCTGTTGAGGTCGCACTAATAAATTCACTGGCATTTCTTGAAGCATTAGTTAAATTTGTAATTCCTGAGCTATCTTGAAATACATCAAAAGATGCAGAGTTAGTATTAGACGCATTAAGATTTTCTTGTGTATGTACTCTTAATCCTAATGTAGAAATATCATTGACAATTTTATTATCATCAAAAGATTGTGCGTGTTGTGATACATTAGATGCTGCTATACGTGCATCGTTAAATGTTCCAGACGTTATGGAACTTGCAGGAAATACGTATCTTAAATCTTTATAATTAGCCATATTACTTGTCCTTTAATAACCATCCTTGAGTTGAA